AAATGGGTGGTGGTCTTCTTCAATTAGTAGCATACGGAGCACAGGATGTTTATTTAACTGGTAATCCTCAAATTACCTTCTTCAAGGTTGTCTATCGTCGCCACACCAACTTCGCGATTGAGGCTATTGGACAAACCTTCAACGGAACCCCCGGGTATGGCAATCGCGTAACGTGCCAAATATCTCGTAATGGCGATTTAGTCCATCGTATGTATCTTTCCCTGAAAGTTCCTGACGCAACCTCCCTTTGTGCTTTCTATGGGCTTCGCGTTATCAACTATGTCGAAATTGAAATCGGTGGTCAAAAGATAGACAAGCATTATTCGCATTGGCTGTATGTCTGGAACGAACTTTCGCTACCAAAGTCAAAGCGTGATGGCTACAATAATATGGTAGGAGCGGCGGGAGGAACTGGCTATAATGGCAAGACTCTTTATATCCCCCTCGAGTTCTGGTTCTGCCGCAACGTCGGTCTCGCTCTTCCTTTAATCGCTCTCCAATATCACGAGGTGAAAATCAACATCCAGTTCGAGACTGCTGAATTATGCCGTGGTTCTGCGGACGCCCTTACCGCATTCCCTGACGCTACACTGTGGGTCGATTATGTATTCCTCGACACCGATGAACGCCGTCGTTTCGCTCAACTGTCGCACGAGTATTTAATAGAACAACTTCAATTCACGGGTTCGGAGTCTGTTTCGTCTGCCAAGTTGAACTCTAAACTTTCCTTCAATCACCCGTGTAAGGAACTTGTGTGGTTCGCGAACAAGAAGGCGACTGCTACCCAACAACTTACCAATAACAATTGGTTCAACTACACGACTACCAATGGTGCTGTCGCGTCCCTCCCTTACTATTATAACCTGAACGCACTACACAATAAGGCAATCGGTTCTTTAAATACTGTCGCGACTGCCAAACTCATACTAAATGGCAACGACCGTTTCTCAGCACGTCCGGGGTCATACTTCAATCTCGTCCAACCCTTCCAGCATCACGAGAATATCCCTGCGAACGCGGGTATCAATGTCTATTCTTTCGCCCTCAAACCCGAGGAGCATCAACCCAGTGGAACTCTCAATATGTCCCGTATCGATACTGCTACGCTTTCCATCGACTTCCAGACTGGCTTAACTTCTGACACCACTTTAAATGTGTATGCGGTCAATTACAACGTCCTCCGTATCCTCTCGGGTATGGGTGGTCTTGCCTATTCCAATTAAATTATATATATCAATATATCAATATCTCGATGTATGAATGTATTGAATTGCCTTTTTTTTTTCTCCTCTAATAGTATAAAGAATATAGCGTAAATGGGTGGTGGTCTTCTTCAATTAGTAGCATACGGAGCACAGGATGTTTATTTAACTGGTAATCCTCAAATTACCTTCTTCAAGGTTGTCTATCGTCGCCACACCAACTTCGCGATTGAGGCTATCCAACAAACCTTCAATGGAACTGCTGGATACGGACAGACTGTAAATTGCCAAATATCTCGCAACGGTGATTTAATCAACCGTGTCTATCTCCAAGTCGAATTACCCAAAATCACTGGCATCCCGACTTTGACTACCGGTGCGAGATATGTCAATTACATAGGGCTTCGCCTCATTAAATCCGTTCTCATCGAGATTGGCGGACAACAAATCGATAAGCACTATTCGGACTGGCTGTATATCTGGAATGAACTCTCCCTCCCCCGTGGTAAGCGATACGGTTATGACACTATGGTCGGTGCCGACAAGGATATCACCTCGTTCAATAACACCACCCTTTATATCCCCCTCGAATTCTGGTTCTGTCGCAACGTCGGTCTCGCACTTCCTTTAATCGCTCTCCAATACCACGAAGTGAAAATCAAGATTGATTTCGAGACGAAGGCTAACTGCCTTATCGATTTAAAGGCTGCCGCTGGAACTGTCTCGGAGTCTGAGGCATATACTACCTCAACTGTCGGAACTGTCGCCAACATAACCGATATGTCTCTGTGGGTCGATTACATATTCCTCGATACTGACGAACGCCGACGATTCGCCCAACTGTCGCACGAGTATTTAATAGAACAACTTCAATTCACCGGAACTGAAACCCTGAATGGCGGTTCCACCAACCGTGTGAAACTCAACTTCAATCACCCCTGTAAGGAACTTATTTGGGTCGCTAAGCCGAACAACTATTCTCGTAAGGCTTCTTGGTATAACTACACGGACACTGATATTGTCGATTTAACTTCCACATTAGTTGCCGAAGTCGACCCAAAGGCATCCTTAGCCGAATTTATTACCGATTATAATTCTTCAAATTATATGGCTGGTTTTGACTTTGTCAATGGCAATGCCGCCAATACTACCATCGGGGCTTCATCGCCTTTCGCGGACGCTATACTTCAATTAAATGGCAACGACCGTTTCAGTGTTCGCGATGGTGCTTATTTCTCATTCGTCCAACCCTATCAACATCACACCAATATACCGAATAACCCCGGTATCAACGTGTATTCGTTCGCCCTCAAACCCGAAGACCATCAACCCAGTGGAACTCTCAATATGTCCCGTATTGATACCGCGACGCTGATGGTTACCACCAAGACGATAACTACGTCATTAACAGGCACACCTGCCCTAACTTACGATGGTATCAACATATACGCTGTGAATTACAACGTTCTCCGCATCCTCTCGGGTATGGGCGGACTTGCCTATTCCAATTAAATCCGATTAATCCGATTAATCCGATTAATCCGATTAATCCGATTAATCCGATTAATCGTATTCATTATTCATTATGTCATTAATGTAATATGCGATGTATGAATGAATTGCCTTTTTTTTTTCTCCTCTAATAGTATAAAGAATATAGCGTAAATGGGTGGTGGTCTTCTTCAATTAGTAGCATACGGAGCACAGGATGTTTATTTAACTGGTAATCCTCAAAT